TATATAAATATTTCGAGAATTAACTCCTCATATTTATTTTAAAAAGTCGTTTAAATATATTAATCTAAGTTGGTTAAAAACCCATGCTGGAATAAATCATCATAAATCCAGTCTGGTTTTACTTTAGCTCCATTATAATGAGTATAAAAAGGAAAAGGAATATTTTCAAAATCTTGTTTATCTGTTAGAAATCTACGACAAATTTCTTCACAGTCTGGATTAAGTTCTCTATTAAGAGCTCTTTGTAATCTTATTTTATCTTCACAAACTATATATATAGGAGTAATATCTAATCTATTATCTTTTAATAAACATTCTATTCCTTGAATATTAAATACACCTACGTTTATTTTATTTTCATTTAAAGCTTCAATAGGAGTTCCATAGAACCAATCGCGGAAAGAAGTTGCTTCTAGCATACTCCCATCTAAAACTTTTTCAGCAAATTGTTCATTTGTTAGAAAATAATAGTCAACACCTTCTTGTTCATATTCTCTCATTGGTCTAGTTGTACAACTAATAATTTCATAAATACCTTCCTTTTCTGTTAAAGCTTTGGCGAGAGTATCTTTACCACTTCCGCTTTGTCCAAATAAAGCTATAATTTTAATCTTCTTCATCTTTAGTATCTTTCCTTGACAAAGTGATTCCGTCATTTTCATTTGCTATTAAAGTATAGGTAATTGTTGTATCACCTTGTTTAAATGGATTTTCAAAATAAGGAATTGTTATATGAGCTCCGCATTCTGGGCATATAACTTTATAAGTAGGAATAGTATAAGAATAATAACCATCATTATAACCATAAAAATTATTTTTTAATACATCTTCCCATTCATATGAAAAGCGGCAGCCGCATGATGAGCATTTAGCTTCCATATGATATTTATATCCATGTTCAATTATTTTAATCATTTTCTAGACCTCCTCTTTCATGTTCTAGTTTCATATTTCCGCCATCAATATCTGTTATTTTATAAAGCTGATGAGTTCTTGTTCTAGTATAGGTTTTTGCTACAAAAGTATCATCTCTTCTAAAGCCTGTAACCATTACTTTTGTTCCTCTTGTAAACCAGCCTTTTTCAGTAATATGTTTAGTTCCATCTTCCCTTTGTTCACTTAGTTGTCTATTAAACATTGCAAAATATTCTTTTGTAAACTTAACAGGAACTACGCCTGTTGTTGTTAATATTGTTATAGAACTTCTATTATCATTTTTATTTATTACAGTTCCTATAATTTTATGTGTCTTAAATATAGGAATATCTTTACCATTTCTTTTGAATAATGTTTCGACTTCAGGTTGAGTTGGTAGTTTAAAGAAATCATCAATACCATATTTTATTACATTAACATGAGATAATTCATGTTCATGATAATAGAAACATAATGATTCCATTTCCCATGCAGAAATATTTCCCTGTGCATATTTATTCCATGCTTCTTTAAATAAAACTGTATTAAATTTTTTTAGCATTTCTTCTTGATTATTTTGTAACCAAGTGCGGGCTTCCGCCATTACATTTTTATATATATTGTCCCATCTAGTTTGTAAAATACAAGTATAACCATTTATAACTTCTAGCTGGTCTAAATCAAAAAATTGATTATAAAACTCTTCACAAGCATTATTAAATACATAATATTTACCAACTTTTTGATTTGCTTTTAAATATTTATTAAATACAAAAGTTCTTTTTTGAAATTCTAATTCTTTAGGAATTAATTCATGTTGCAATAAACCATTAAAGTTTTGTAAAGTTAATCTTTTCTTTGCATCACAAGTTTTGCTTAAATAATAAGCCATAACCCAAACTCTTGTTTCAACTCCTGCATCTAATGCGGCCGCCGCATCTAACTTATCAAATGCTCCTGCTTTAATTAAACTAATCATAGCACTTTTATTTAATGGACATCTTGCCATAAAATCTGCAATTCCATCATATGGACGACCAGCTTTAATTTGTTCAATAACTGGACCTCCTACATTACTTAATGCTTTCATTCCAAATAATATCTCATTACTATCTGTATCTGGTTCGAAACTATAATCTGACTTATTAATATCTACTAAACTAACTTTAATACCTCTTGATATAATATCTCCAAGAGCTTTTGCAATTTTTGCATAATCAGTTGATTTTTCTTTTTTTTCAACAACATATCCATCTTCATCTTCTTCAAAATCACTATCTTCTTCAAGGCTTCCACTATTCACAACTAAACATGCCGCATTCCAATATATTGGATTCCATCTAGTTGCTATATACATTGTTTGAAAACCTATAAATGAATATGCTAATGCGTGAATTACTGAGAATGAATATCCCATTTGAGGTCCAACTCCGCATGTCCATATATAATTTCCCATACAAGGACTTGATGCTTGGTCTAATACTTTTTGTCTTAATGCAGGAATTCTACTCATTTGTTTCTTACCAACTATTTTTCTTGCATCATTTGCTTCTGCTAATGTGAAATGACATATCTTTTCATCCATTAGCATTCTCATTAACTGTTCTTGTGATGGAGGTACACCATGTGAACTTTTAAAATATGGTTCTAAGACTTTTTGTTCTTCTTTTGTTAATCCATATCTATCCATTTCTTTATACCATAAATCAATGTTATTTTTAAATCTAATATATTTATCCATTGGAGATTCTTGCCCTTTTTCTGCAGTCATAAGACGCATTAAACCATTAGCATCCGCCATCTCTAATATATTAGTTGGTTTAATTTTCTTTGCTGCTTGCCCTCCAATATCACTATCGAATTGGAATATATTTAATACACTATTTTCTTGTAATACTTTCCAATATTTATCTTCTTCAATAGGTAAAACATTTGGATGAAAATATTTATCATAAACTTCTCTTAAAGTTAAATCACTTTCTATTTCACCATAATCTTGTAACATTCTTATAGCCTCTGCTAATTTATCTTGAACTTCTGTTACTAAGAAATCATATTTTGTCATACCACAAGCTTCACACATATGTAAATCAAAAGCTGTAATGACTTCTCCTCTTGGAGTTTTCATGAAAGAACCAAATTCATATGGGTCTTCATCAAATAGTATTACTCCTGAGGCATGTGAACTTCTCTTATTAACCAATCCTTCAATTCCTTGCATTATTTCTAATAAACCTGGGAATTGACTAACTTCATTTATAAAAGTTTTAATAGGTTTTCTTCCTTTGTCTTCATTTCCATTTATAACATCACTTAATGGCCATAAGAATCCACGTTCTGCTGGGATTAATGATGATAAGTATTGAGCTGTATCAACATCTATACCATCTGGAAAATCTTCACTACGATATCCGCGGCAGGCTGTTAAGATTGTTGACCTTGTTCCTTCAGTTCCAAATGTCGCTATTAATGTACAACCAAGATTCTTTCTTGAAACATCGTCGATTTCCGCAATAAAATTTTGTCCTCTTTCTTTTTTAATTTCATTTAAAATTTTAGGACGTTTACTTGGACATAAATCCAAATCAATATCTCCTAATTCTACACGCTCTTTATTTAAATAACGCCAGAATGGTAAGTTCCATTTAATAGGGTCTAATTGAGTTATTCCTAAAAGATAATGATTTAATCCTGAACAACTTGAACCACGTCCAGCTCCAACGATACTTCCGCATTCCCAGAATAGGTTAACATAATGTTCCAAAGTTACTGGATAACTAAACATATTAGTTCCTAATTTTTCACTTATTGTTCTTTTGATATCTGCTTCTTCTTCAAGTCTACTTAAATATGTATCATTTTGTAAATCTAAATCTTTTAATTTTTTAAGACATTTATTTACCCAATATCTTTCTACTTTATTATCTGACATTTCCATACTATATAATATTGGATATTTATTTATAAAGTCTTGACTTTCAACATCTGGCTTTGGATAGTCTTTAACTTCTACTTTTGGAATAGTTTGAGCATGGCTAACATCAAATTTTTCTATATTTTCATATATACCATAACTATTTTTAAACATTTCATCTATGAAATCATCACTAAAATCTGATGCATGTAAATTCTCAATTATTTCATCATTAGTTTGAAGATATGCAAATTCATAAAACTCATCTACTTCACGTTCTCCAAATTTACTATTTAAATAACTTTTATGAACATATCTATCTTCTTTTTTAAGATAATGTGCATCTGATCCAATTACCATTTTTAATTCAAATGCTTTTGCAATAGCAGGAAATCTTTTATTAACTAATATCTGGTCACGACTAGCACCTGGCGCACATTCTATAAAAAAGTTTCCATCACCAAAGACTTCCTTACACCATAATAGGAAGTTTACTATATTATTATGTGCGGTTGCCGCGCCAGCTTCGTCACCAGTTTTTTCACATTCAATTAATTTTAATGTATTAACTGATAATTCTCCCCCTAAACATGCTGTTGTACCAACAACGCTATTAGGATATTTTTTTAATATTCTTTCTAAATCTTCTTTCAAAGTTGGAACTCTTTCCATACCTCTATCCCAATAACTATTCATCCAAGCTATTGAAGATAATTCTCTTAAAGCTCTCCAACCTTGTTTATTTTTAGCAATTAAAATAAAGTGATAATATCTTTGTCCACTATCACGTGTATCTGTTAAATATATTTCATTACCTAGGGCTATTTTAAAATCAGGATGTTCTTTTTCAATTTCTTTTTGATAAAAATTAATTTCTGGATGACAACATACTGCTTCATGGTCAGTGATTGCTATTCCTGCTAACCCTAAATCTATTGCTCTATTAATTAAATCCTTTGGTCTATTAATACAGTCAAAGTAAACGAAGATTTGAATACATTGTATGTGAATGCACTTCAAAACGTTTATTCATACTTCTTCCCTCCCTTATTATAATATATTCTCTAAAAAATAATCAGAAGATGTATGAGTTCTTTTTTTAAACTCTTGCCATTCTTCCCATGTCATGTCTCTTTTAGCTAAATTTTCAAAAACTGTTAAAAACTGAAAATTGGTATAGTTTTCTTCTCCTCCCCTAGATTTAGGGATAATATGATCTAGGCTAGGTTTTGCTAAATCATAGAAAGTTTTATCTTTATCTTTATTATTTAACCAAAAATTATAAATTTTTTCAAATTGCTTATTATAATAAAAATATTTTATGTCATGTTCATAATCTTTTTGGTTATACTTATAATTACGAGTTCCTTCATTGTGAGTTAATTGTTTATGTAAAAATAGATATTTTTCAAAATCATCAAATTGATTAATAAAATCTTCATTAGTTTTTGCATTTGTAGTAGTTAAAAAAGCTTTCTTTTTTCTATCGCACCCACAACTTGTTTGTGTATAATTTCCATTTCCTGTTAAATAAGAAGTTGGAACCATAATATCCTTATTTCCACAGTCACAATCACAGTACCAATAATTCCCATGCGTTTGAGTTGGTCTTAACTCTTTAGGAACTAAAGTTTTTACTAATAGTTTTCCAACTTTTTTATTTTCTAAATTATATTTATAAGCCATATTCATACTCCTTTTCAGTTTTATATAAAGAAATAACAATATAGTCTAACAATTTATGACCAGAAAAATTTTTTAGATTATTTTCATTTCCTTATCTATATATATTATATAATAAATTTATTAAAATTTCAATTCAATCTATTGTATCGGGTAATCTAATTCCTTGCATTCTACACCATGTCTATTAAAATAATCTATTAAAGATTGACGTTCACTACAAGGATTATCTGGAGACTCATAAACTATTAAAACTGCAATAGGTTCTTCCTTTATTTTTTCTTTTTTACAATATTCATTACAAAAAGTTTCCATAGCTCGATACATCTTTGGAAAATCTATTAATTCTAATTCAAAACGATAGTCTTTTAAAAATCTACATTGGCTTGGATCTTTTGTTTCACAAGGGCATCCGCATTCTCCATGGCCGCCTTGAACTATTATTGTATTTAAACGAAGACCATTAAGAATTCCACGCTTATCTTTGAATAAATATCCTGAACCACGAAAATCGTGATACCATTTTGGGTCACTAATACATGTAGACATTGGAATCATATTAGATTTAAAGTTTCGTATTTGATAAAAATATGATAGTCTAACTTTCATTTTACTCCTCCTTTATAATGTTAGGTAGTAAACAAGTTTGCATCGCCTTATGCGGCTGCACGCAATAAAAAATCGCGGTTAAGCTTACTTTGAGCTACGGTCGCCGCGATTAAAGAAAATAGGCTTCTTTTTATAAAAATTACTAATTAAATTACTAAGGATTAATCTATCACTTTCATCTTGAGATTGACCTTTTCTAGCTTTATATCTAATTCCAATTCTAGCATTTTTTGCATTTTTATATAAATCATATACTTTATAAGCACCTAGTTTATTTCCAGCATTTTCAAATTCTTTATACCAAATTGCCCATCTATCATCTCTTAATTCTTTAAATTTGTATTTCATTAATTAGCCTCCTTTTTTTCTTTTTTCATTAATTGTTCAACAAGTCTTTCTAACCATTCGATTTGACTATTTTTAGCATCTAATTGAGTTAATAAACTTTGAATTACATCGTTTTCCATATAATATTACCCCTTTCTTATAATAACTAATTTTTTTGCAGCTCTTGTTGCACATGTATATAACCAACGCATATGTTCTTCTTTATCAAATGGGAATCCTTCTTCTATAACTAAAACATTATCCCATTCTGAACCTTGGCTTTTATGTCCTGTAATAGCATATCCATAAGTAAAACTTAATGGAATACTATTCATATAATTTTTATTTTTTCCTAATTTAAAATTTTCTTTCCAAGTTAAAGTTGGTTCTCCTTCTAAAATCATCTTTTTATCCATTGTTAAATTATTAAATTCAGTAATTTCATCATCTGATTTAAAATTAGCTACAACAGTATCTATTTGAGTTAATCTTCCTCCGCTAATATATGCAGGAATTCTTAAAAAACTATTGAAACTATTATGAAGAGTTCCTATTGTACCATTAACAAGTGGCTGTCCATCTTCACTGCAAACTTCCCAATAATTTCTTAAACAAATAACTTTATCTCCATCTTCAGGACTTTCTCCTCGTCCTAAAAGGTTTCTCATTTGATTGTTTAAAGCCACTCTAGTTGCATTTGTGGAACATATAATTTGGTCTGCCCACATTAACATTCCTGTTGTAAGTTCTTCTTTATCTAATATTTGAACTTCTTTACCTTGAAAATGATTTAAAGGTTTTCCAGCTCTTATATCCATAGTTAATTTTATAATTTCACTTTCTTCTTCTTGTCTCATAATTTCATCTAAAAATACATGAGGGACATCTAATAGGTGATTATCGTCTTCTTTATTTATAGGTGGTAACTGACCAGGGTCACCTAAACATATAATATGTACTGGATATGCTGCTAATCTTTTTAATAAATCTTTTGGTACCATGCTACATTCATCTACTATAACAATTTTATAGTCAATAGATGAAACTGGTCTACGATAAAAAGTCCCATCAGGTCGAGGAAAATGTTCAAATAAAAGTTTGTGTAAGGTGCTTACATTTTTATTTCCCTTTTTCTGCAATACCTGAGTTGCTTTTCCTGTAAAAGATGTGTATACGACATCTTCATCTGGATTTATTCCATCATCGGCTAATGCGGCAATGATGAATTTAACAAGAGTTGATTTTCCAGTTCCAGCATATCCTGCAATAATAGTTGTTTTTTCCCCAGCTCTATAACGAGCTACAGCCAAATCCAATCCTTCTAACTGTTTTTCGTTTAATTCAATCATGCCAAGCCTCCTTAAATACTTTCTATATTATTATCATTGTCTTCGTCATCATCATCATTTCCCCACGCCCATTGGCAAAGGTCTATTAGAATAGCGAAAATTGCACAAACTAATGCTCCTATTAATATGAACTTCCAAAAGAAAATCATCATAACAACTAAAGCACAAAACATTAATGTAATTAATAAAAATTGAGCTATATCTCTTAACATTTTCTTTCCTCCTTAAATATCTCTATTTATATTATAATATATTTTTAATAGATTATCAATTAGAAGTTATATTTACTTTGTCCTATAATTTCATAATCTTCTATTAATAATTGAGGGGTAATATTCCCCATCCATTCATTGGCATTACATCTACCAACAACATTTATTTCTACATAACCATCTGTTAATAATTTTTGATATTCTTCTTGTGAACTACCAAATTTAATTAAACTTAATTTATTTGGTAAAGTAATTTTTAAAGTAGGTTTTTTATCAGGTGACATCAATGTTAAGTTTTCTTTTGTTATTTTTAAATTTTCAACAACAATTAAACTTTCATCAACATCTTGCCCCCATAAGTCTGATAAATTAGCAATATCTAAGATAGTCTCAGCCTTTACATCGACACCTTTAAATATATAATCAACATAATATAGAGGTTCACTTTGTAAATCTTTTAAAGCTTCATCTGTTAATTCAATAAATTTACTAACATTTTCAGGTTTAATTCCTAGACCAAATGCATTTTGATGTCCTTCTGCATATTCAACTAATCCAGTTTCTTGACATATGTCTTTAAAATTTTCAATACCAGATTTAGAATATCCACGAGCACTTCCTGCATAAATCCCATTATGTTTTGTTAACATTAATACGGGTCTTTGATATTTAGCCATTATTTTATTTGCTATTAATCCAGCTATATTAGTGTCTATTTGACCTGGCTCTAGTAGGAATAATAATATTTTATGTTCCATTAAATTAAATTCTTCTATTTGTTTTTCCACTAGTTCCATTCCTGCGTCTTGAGCACGAGTTTGCCTATTTTTTACATTAGTAGCAGTTCTTAAAGCCTGGTCAATTAGACGTTCAGTTTCTCCTAATTTATGTCCTCTTTTATTTGATAAGATAGTTTCAAAAGCTTCACTTTTTAACATTGATTTAAATAGCAATTCTTTCTCTTCTAAAGTTCCGCTCCTAACCATACTATTCACAAAAGGTACTATGTAAAAGGCTGCTCCAATTGGGGTTATTTTCCCTCCTAATGAATAACTATTTTTATCAGCCATTCCATATATAAACGGATTTTTAATATTTTCATCACGAAAGCCTTTAGTTATAATATGTTTAGTTTCAATTGATTTAAGACTCATCATATCTCCACAATTTCCTAAAGCTGCTAAATCTATATATTCTTCAGCTTTATTTATTCCTAATAATTTGTCTAAATATCTACAAAATTGCCATACTACTCCAGCTCCTGACAATTGTTTATTTGGATAATCTGATAATTGATTATTTATTACAATAGCATCAGGTGAAACATATGGAGCTTCATGGTGGTCTAGTATAATGATTTTTCTACCCTCTTCCATAAGTTTGTGATGATACTCATAATCATTACTTGCTGCATCAGGTATAATAATTAATTTAAAATCATTACTTTCTATATAGTCTATACAATCACTAAGTCCATGAGTTTTATCTTCATGTAAATAATATTTTAAATGATTTTTTACAAAAGATGGAAATAAGTCATATAAGTAATTTATCATAATTGCGGCAGATGTATATCCATCGCAATCGCAATCTACTAATACTAAAGTTTTTTCATCATTTTGGATAGCCTGGATAAGTGCGGCTGCAGCTAGCTTCATGACATTTGAACCGAACATCTCCGCATTCGCTATATCTTTATCTGTTGTATTTAAGTAGTGATGTATTTCATTAAAATTAATTCCCCTATTAGTTAATACTTGTTGAATAGGACTATAACTAGGGTCTATATCTTTTATTAATTTATATCTCATTTTTATCTTCTCCTCATTATATTTTAATTTATACTAAATCTTTTGTCAAATAATTCTAAAAAAGTCTCTTTTCCACAATCAATAGGAGAGTCTTTGTATCCTAGTAAGCCCCATTTATCAAACATATAGCTTATTTTAATATATTTACTATATTTTTTATCTATGTCTTTAAGCTTCTTAACCCATCCTAAATGTTCTTTATCACCGAGTTCTTTAAACTGTTTATCAAAAGCTATTATCATTTCGTCTATTCCTAAATCTAATAATAATTTAACTTGATAACTAGATAATGAGCTTCCGCATACAGCCACTGTTATATCATTTTCTTGACCAAAATAAGAAGCAAATAATAATGGGCTTTTTTCTCCTTCAAATATAATTACTTTTTTAGTTCTTTTTATATTTTCTTTACTAAAATTAATATTATATAAATTGAATCCTAAAGGATGATTATACATAGTTCTATTAAGATACATTGGTCTATACTTTCCATATATTTCATTTTCTTTTATTAAAGTTCTTTCCCTGATTCCAACTAAACTTCCATCTATATCATAATGAGGGATAACAATTCCTTGAGCTGAACCATCATAACATATATTATGATAGTCCATTACCTCTTTAGTTATGCCCTCTTTTTCCCATGGAAGAATGTGAGGTCGAGGAAGGTTTTTTAAAACTGTATCATCATAAATTTTCATTTCTACTCTTCTTGTATTAGGCTCATTATTTAATATTTTGTCATATCTATTAAAAATTTGCCAATCTTGTAGTTTATCTTTCTCATCAGGAAAATTTTTATTTTCTATATCTAAATTAAAATAAGTTATTACATAATTTAAAGCTCGCGGTAATGAATAAGTATCCCCGCCTTGGCTTTGTATCTTAACAATTAGTTCAAATATATCAAAAGTATCAGAACATTCTGTATAACATCTAAACAATTTTGTATTATCATAATAATATAATTTATGACTGTCTCCACCATGACAGATTGTTCTACATACTATATAATCACCTTTAGGTACTGGATCGCCGCCTAGAGAGATTAATATATCTGTTATTTGGTCTATTGTCAAATTATTTTTTATTTCTTCTAATCTTTCTTTATCATCCATACGGCAATCCCTCCTTTATCCTAAAATGCACTTGCGCTTATATTAGGATTAATTTTTATTTTTAAATCAGGTAAATCTACTATTTCATATTTATAATCAGTTGCAAATAAAGGTTCAATTCTACAAGTTCCTCTATCAGCTTTACACCATAAAAGAATATCTTTGTATTGACCACGTCTATTTTTATATACAGACATTTTTATTTCAGGTATTGGTAAATTTTGTTTTGCTAACAATGGCTTTAGTGCATCTTTATCTTCTTGAGATGTTTGTAACATAATTGCACCATAGTCAATTTTATCAGCAATAGATTTTGCACCTCTTAATAAATTTTGGTCATATTGTTGAGCTGTTGTATACTCAGCATTCAATTGAGTTGCTGTCATTATAAAGACTCCATATTCATTACATATATCTTTAAGTCTTATTGCTATCATAAATAGGACATTATCTTCTCTTAGACCTTTTATTCCAGCCTTTGAAGAAACTTCTCCTAAGATTTTTAATGAAGTATGTAGATAATCAAAGAATACATATCTAACTCCCCATTCATGAATACCAAATTTAATTGCATTTTCAATATCCTGTAAACTAAAATCTGGCAACCTTTTAATATGAAGTGGAGATGATTTTATTAATTTAGCTGCATATATAACACGGTCTAATTCGCCTTCTTCATATTTATTATATATAATATGAGCTTCATTGACTCCGCTTAAGAATGCTAACATCATTGTTTGTATTTCATCAACTTCTTGTTCTGTTGTTATAAATAAAGTAGGCTCTTTAGTTCCATTAACTTCCCATTTATTAGTTTCTAAATTATATAACTCATCACAGGCTATATTACAAGCGTCTGCTATCATAGCACGAGTTTTACCTACACCGGTTGCCGCACTACGAAGATATAATTTTTTTAATCTTGCTCCACGGGTTACTGTATTAATAAGAGGCCCATATAAAGGATATCCTATTTCTGGATTTTTTTGCAATCTATCTATAAGTTCATCAATATTTTCTCCTGCTTGAACGTATTCCTCATTAGTGCCATCTACATATTTTAATCTAATTTCTTCAATTCTTCTATTAATAGTATCTGCCATTGTCTCAAGAGATGTATTATCAAACCAATCTTCTTGAGCTTGTTTTTTCTTACTATCTAGTATATTATCAGGGTCATATAACCATTTTAAATCCATTCCTATCTTATCATATTCTCTTAATAAAGTCATTTTTTTCATTCTATTATAATAATAATCAAAAGTAGATAATTGGACTTCAGTAGATAATTTTTGTAAATATTCATTTCCTTTGTTATTTTGATATATACCATAAGAAGTTGGTCTATTATATAAATAGTCTTCAATAGCATTAATTGTTATTTCTTTAGCTCCCATCATATATAAGTTATATATACTACCAAATATTATTCTATGAAAATCATTTGAAAAATCTTCTTCATTAAAACTATATTTTTCATTATCTAATAATTTTGGATTATTATATATATTACCTATAACTTGAACTACTGATGGGATATCTTCATATTTACTCATTTTCTTCCTCCTCTATTTTAAATAATCGTGGCGGCTGCACATAGACTTGAGGTGGAGCTATCTCAACCTCTTCAACCTTAGTGACGATTTGTTTACCTTGATTCGCCATTTGCGCAATATAAAGACCATAATAATAAGTTTTTGCGTCATTATAGATATAGGGTAAAATTCCTATTCCACCATTAGTTCCTTCTATTGTATTCTTTTTTACATCAAACCACCATATAAGAGCCTTTAACATTCCACTGTAAGTAAAATCATATTGTCTTTTATAATCAGTTATTTGTCTACTTATTTTTGATGGAATTGTTGAATATCCGAATATTCGTTTAATATAATTAGTAAGTGCTTCATAATCTTTTTCTTCTTGCGTTTTATTTGATTGCGCTTTTTCATGACAAGTTTTATGAGCATAGCGTCTACTATTAATAGCAACAAACTCTTCTACATTTCTATCAAACTGTAAACCGCAATAATAACATTTAGCCATTAGTTTAGCCATTGCCGCACCTCCTATTCTTAAACTTCTTTTTTATATTATACTATTTATTTAAAGAAAAATCAAAAAGACGCTCTTAGAGCGCCATCGCAAATTAAATTTCAAGTTTTTCAAGTTCTTTTAAATCTTCTACAATTAAAGATAAAGCTTCTACTTGTTCTCTTGAGCATTGACTAACTTTATTTCCACGACCTAAGTATTTTTCAGTTATTTGAGTAATTCTTGGTGTATATTCACTTGAAAACCTATCTTCATTATTAACTTTTTTAATAATTCTATTTATACAATCTTGGAATTCATTCATTAATTTATCAAAGTCTAATTCTTCATCTTTAGGAATATATAAATTACTTCTTTCATCAGTAAAATAATCGCTTCCTTCAGTTTTGCTTTGCTCATCAATTGCATTTGCTATTGCATTTGTTAAATTTTCATAAGAGAATTCTATATAATCTGGAGTATATTTAAATCTAGACCCAGCCATATATCTATTAGTTCCTCTCATAAATAACATTGTTTTATCTCCTTCATCAGTAGTAACTACTCTTGAGTATCCTATAATATCAGCCATACGAGATACAATATTAGTTGCTCTTTTATCTAAAGTTGGAACTATTTGATTATATTCTTCTCCGCTTTCATTTTTAAAAGTTTTATCAGTAGCATGACTTATTAATACTAGACCATAGTCCATTTGAACGATACTTCTTAAACATTCATCAAATTCTTGACTAACTTGTCCATATCCTTTACCAAATGGAATGTCGCTAATAGAGTCAACTCCAAATCCACCATCTGGTCTTTTTGCATTATCGCAAATATATTTAGTACAATAGTCATATGCAATATCAGCTGTATCAATAACTATTGTTGAAAATTTTTCTTTTACTTCTTGTTTCTTTAACTCTCTTAAAGTTTGTCTAAACTCAGACCATGAATTAATAGGTTGAGCTATAATTCCTGGAATAGCATTATAACCTTTTTCAAAAGCTAATAATAGAGCTTCTGGAAAATGAGCGGCAGTAGTTGTTTTACCACTTTTTGGTTCTCCATAAAAGAAAACAGAGTATCCGCGTAGGTCACGACTAACTTTATGAGGTTGTAAACTCATTAAATCTATAGCCATCTAAAACTCTCCTTTTCTTAATATATTATCGTTAAGAAAGCTGAATTAGAAAGTAAATTCAGCTGTCTTAGTAGCAGTTGTAGTAGCTTGTGTAGCAGGTGCTGGTATGTTTCCAGCTGCTCTACTAGCTTTATATTCATCTGCTCTTTGTTTAACTTCTGCTAAATAAGTTTGTCTATCTTGACTAGCTTTTGTTAATTCTTCAGCAGTTAATACATTTTCATCTCCGAAGTCATATGGTACTTTTGCAGTTCCTGTAATAACCCATTCTTTATTTGTGCTTTTATAAGTTCTTACAGCAGCTTCTCCAAATGCACTTTCAACTTCTTGAGTAGTTGTACTAGTTTCAGATACTATTTTACCCCAAACCTTTGTATATACAGGTTCAGCATTTGTAGCTCCTAAATCTTCAAAATATTTCATACCATCTGCACTTTTTACTTTAAAGTCAACAGGTAATAAAGCATTTCTAAAATTAAAGATAGCTCCTCTAACTACAGAGTGTTCTTCAATATTTTTTTCATCATCAGCATCTTTGTGTTCAACATTAGTTATAACCATATCAACTGAGAATGTATTTCTTTCTTTTTCTTCTCCTAATTCATTGATGAAAGTTACAAATCCGCCTTCGTTAGTTTTTGCTGATACTAATTCATCATTATTATTATAAAAGTCATTTAATGCTAATGCAGTGTTAACTCTTACTTTCATAGCATTATCTTTTCCATCAGCAACCCAAGTTTTTCCTTCTTCAATAATTTTCTTTAAGTTAGTATAAGTATTATTTTTAGTTCCTTTACTTGTAGTTTCAGTTACATAAGTAAAATGAACTTTAATAACATTTAAACCTTCTTCATCAGTAGCTATTTCTAAGTTACCGTTAATGAAGTCTTTACCAAAGTTTGCAGAGTCTTTGTTTTGAACTTGTTTTACTGCTAAATCATGTTGATAAATTCTTCCTTCAATTCTTTCTGTGTTTTGTGGTTTTCTCATAATATTTTCTTCTCCTTTTCTAAATATTCTTTTCTTTTAAAAATAATTTAATTCATTCTTTTATCTCATGATTTAATTATTTCTAATATTATTATACTAAAAAATTTCATTGGTGTCAAACCTTTAGTACGGCACTCCCAGGTGTTATTTCTTTAAAATTCTTTATATAAATATTATAATTAAAAAATAAGAGTTTATCAATTAACTCTTATTTATTCCTGAATTTGAATTATAGCCATATTGATCTGATTGATATAATGAAATATAGAATTTTTCTTTTTCATTAAGCTCATCACGGCTGCATTCCTCTAAAACTTCAAATGAAAAACTTTCAAGTCCATCTTCCATCATTGCTTTATATAATTTATTATTAGCTGGAGTATCTATTCCTAAACCAGCTTTCGCATGATTTTTCCAACGGGTTGCAATATCAACAGCTTGACCTATATAAACTAAATTATTTTTTTGATTTGTTATTTTATATATTCCACATTTAGTTGCGGTTGCCGCACCTAGTACATTTGCGCACACTTGATTTATTGGTTTTTGATAAAAACTTTGCCATATAAGCATTCTTAATATACGAGGATTATTTAATTTATATTCTATATCACGAAGAGTTTTAGCATCTTTAAGCTCATCTTGTGGAACTTGAGGACAGTAAAAAGATTGTTTATCTTTTATCTCTTGTTCTTTTAATTGAGCTTTCATTGCGGCTGCACGTGTTGATGTAATTTTATCTAGGTCTTTTTGAACATCTTTAATTTTTAACATTAATATATCTTGTAAATTATCATAAGCTATTCTTAACCCATCTATAGCTTGGTCATGCTCTTGTTCAATCTTCTCATAGTCTGTATTTAATAAATCTTGGTATTGAGTATAGGCATCATAGGCTGTTGTCTTCATGTTTTTAGCAATATCTTCTGTGGCTTTTATAGCCATTTGTTTTAATTCCAATTGATGGTCTAAACTTTCTAATTCTTTTACTTTTACTAATCTATCAATTTCTAATTTATTATTTTCTTCTTTTATATTATTATTTATTTCATTGTTTTTATATTTTTTAAAAATAACTATACAAAATAATATAATACAACAAACAAATAAAAATAAAGTAATAAAATTTTGCATATCTTATTCCTTTCCAAAAATAAAAGAGCTAGGTTAAACCCAGCTCCTCCTTTTTTATTCTTTAAAATTATTCAGCGTCTTCTGTAGCTTCTGGATCGAATGCTCTACCTTCATCAGTTAATTTGATGAATTTAACTTTATCGTGAGAACCATCTTCTAATTCGATTTCATGTTCTTCTCTAACCATTAATCCTTTTCTTTGGAATGCTGATGTAACGATTCCGTTAACACTTCTTACTGGTAATCCAGTTGCTTCAGCTATCATAGCAGCTGTAATTCCATTAGCTTCATTTTCTTTTACATATTCAAATACGATTTTACTATTTGGTTTTAACATAATTCTCTTATCTCCTTTTCTATTTTATTTATTATGTTTTCCTATAAGTATTATAACTAAAATTTTTTATCTTTTCAATAAATTATTACTTAGTATATACTCATCAACTGCGAGTAGCTCTTCAAATGAAAGACTCTCAGTTAATTGTTGCATCCTCTCTAAATATTTATTTAAGTTATTTTTATCAGTTAAACACAACTTTTCGAGGTCAACAATTTTTTGTGCTACTCTTTTAATTTTCTTTTTATCTTTCATATATATATTATATCTGAAAATTTTTAATTCATCAATCTAATTAAACATTAACTGCAATTCTTCCTCTGTAATAATTGGAATCCCTGCTTTTTGTGCGGCGATATTTTTACTTGAAGTACTAGTATTATCATTATTAATTAAATAATTTACATTTCCTGACATACTACCTACTACTTTTCCGCCTCTACTTTCTATATCAGCTTTTAATTCATTTCTATTTTTATATATATGAACTTTTCCTGTTACACAGAAAGTAATTCCTTCTAATGATTGAGAATTATTATTCTCTTCAGCCTCCTCTATTTCAAGCGCATAATCAACTACATCATCAATTTCTTTATAGTCAAAATTTAATAAAGCAGCAGCCATAGTTTCTCCAAAACCATCATATACTGTAAAATCAAAACCTGTTTCTATTTTATATCTAAAATCTTCATAAGTTTTTATATATTTTGTTAATTCTTTAGCCACTGTTCTTCCTATTAATGGTATCCCTGCTGCCGCAATAACTGCACTTAAAGTAGTTTTTCTACTCATGTTTATGGCTTCCAAGATCCTCTCTACTGACTTTTCACCAAAACCAGCTTTGTTTTTCCATTCTTTTGAGAAGTTTTCTAATTTATATATATCTATAAAACTAGAAACCCAACCCCAGTCTATAAGTTTCTCGAGAGTTGCCTTTGAAAGCCCTTTTATATCTAAACCTTTTTCTCCACAAAAATGGTCTAAACGATTTATAAGTTTCCCTTGACATTGCGGATTGCCGCAATATAAAGTTACTACTCCATCATTATCTTTAAGTTCAGTTTCACTTCCGCATAAAGGGCATACATTAGGAGTTATTAAATAATCTTCAATAGGATAATCAAATCCCATACCTAATACCTCTTTTAATTCAGGTTTTTCTGCTCTTGATATTTGAGGAATTATCATATTGGCTTTATATACCCATATAGGCTGTCCAATAAAAGGTTTACCTAAAATATCAGATAAAACACTTACATTATGAAGACTTGCTTTTGATACTTCTGTTCCATCAATTTCAATAGTATCAAATATAGCTACTGGAGTTAATACTCCAGTTCTACCCATAGTCCATTGTATATCTCGAAGTTTAGTTTCATATTCTTCATCATAAAATTTATAAGCCAAACCACCTTTAAAATGATGGTCAGTTCTACCTGCAGCATTATATTCATCACATTGATTAAGTTTAAATACAACTCCATCAATTGGATAACTTAATGCTTTTGATTTTAGTTTGATTTGGTCTATTGCTGTTTGAATATTTTTAGTTCCAAAATACATTGGTACAACTGTAAATCCTAAATCTGCTAGATATTCTAACTTACCTACTAAAGTATCTTGGTCATTTTCTAAACCTTTGATACAATCCCAAACTACAAAAGTAAGTCTACGCATAGCACTTTCTTTACTATCTAATAATCTTATACTACCAGAAGCAAAGTTTCTTGGATTTTTATATTCATCTTCATAATATTTAAAATCTTCATAAGTACAAATAATTTCTCCATCTATAATTAACTCTTTCTTAAAGTTAATTTTATTAGGAATATTTTTAACTTGTAAAGCATTGTGAAGGATATCTTCTCCAATAGTCCCATTACCGCGAGTTTCCGCAGAGATTAATTTACCATCTAAATAGCGTAATGAACAAGTAAGTCCATCCATTTTAGCCATAGCAACATAATCTTTGTTAGCAACAAAAGCAGATATGCTATCTATTTCTTTTGTCTTATCTAATGATAACATTGGATGATTATGTTCTACTTTATTTAATTTATTAATTACTTGATAATTAACTCTTTGAGTAGGACTATCTTCGCAATAAGTATGATATTTATTTTCTAATTTTTGTAGTTGAAAATACATATCATCCCATTCTTGGTCTGATATTTCTGGTTTTCCTTCATCATATTTTTTTGTATAATAGTTTAACTTATCTATTAATGTTCTTATTTCAGTTATATTATTATCTATCATACTTATCCCTTCCTTTCATTTACAATTATATTATATAATAAATTTTAATAATGTTCAAAAAGAGGCTTTAAACCTCTTTACGAAACTTATTAATATATTCTAATTGAAGTTGAGCATCACCATAAGGTAAAATCATAATTATACCTATCCTACTCTTTTCCTCATCATGTGAATTGTATTTCAAAATAATATGGTTTTCATCAAGCATGCCTTCAGTCCATTCTTTATTAGAATCTTTTACTAACATATTATAAGCGTTATCATATTTTAATATATCATCCGCAATGGTTTTCATTTCTTCAAAAGTCCCCTCAACATATGGTAAACGGAAAGATACTACTTCATTATTCTCTATAGAAAAATTTACTAAACAATATTCTCTTTTCATTCTATTTTCTCCTTTTTTCATTATTATTATATAATATTTTAAATAAAAAATCAATATAAATATAATTTGCGGTAGCCGGTTATTGCATATTTTTATCGCGCTTTAGGATTAAACAACGGCTGCCGCGCATAAAAAAAGAATGTTGT